GGCTGCCGCGGCACCTTCACCATGAGCTGTGAAGTGGGACAGATCCCCACGCTTGCGTTCACGATGACCGGCATTTACAACGCGCCTACCGATACGGCAGCACCGGCCACCACCTACAGCGACCAGGCAACGCCTTTAATCTTCAAGGCTGGCAGCACCTCGGCCGTGTCGGTGCTCGGCTACGCCGACTGCTGCCTCATGTCGGTCAACTTGGACATTGCCAACGAAATTGTCTACCGCGAGCTGGTTGGCTGCACGAAGCAGGTGCTGATTACCAATCGCGCCCCTGCCGGCGAGGTGGTGATTGAAGCGCCCACCATTGCCGCTAAGGATTATTTCAGCATCGCCAACAACGACACCACTGGCCTGCTCACCTTCATGCACGGCACCACCGCCGGCAATCAGGTGACAATGCTGGCGCCCATTGTGGACATCCTCAACCCGACTTATTCGGATTCGGATGGCATCCAAATGCTGAACCTGCCCTACGTGGCAATTCCTAGCAGCGCGGGCAACGACGAGCTCACGTTGACCTTCTCCTGATCAACGGCCATAGTGGGCTGAGCATTGCAGCTCAGCCCTTTGGCTTTTGTTCTCAAGCAATCAGATAGCTACAGCTGGCCCGTCACGATCAAGATGCCGGCGGATGGCGGCAAGCGTGAGAAGCAAACCTTCACCGCGATCTTCAAACGGCTAGCGCAGAGCCGCATCAACGAAATCCAGCAGGAAGTCCAAAGGCGCATCAAGCTGGGCGAAGCTGGCGAGGATGTGCAGGGCAGCATCAGTGACGTGTCACTGGCTGACGAAATCCTGGTGGGCTGGGATGACGTGAACGATGGCGACGGCGAAGCTGTGCCATACAGCAAAACCACTAAGGTGCAGATGCTTGAGGTGCCGATGCTGGCTAGCGCCATCATCGAGGCTTATTTTGAGTCGCTGGTGGAGCAGAAGAGAAAAAACTGATCGGCGCCGCTGAGTATTGGGCAGGCGGCGCAACGATTGATGACACCGCAGCAGATGCTGCATTGATGGGCATTGAACTGCCGGAGCCTGAGGTGCCAGAGCACTATGAGGTGGAGCCTGAAGCATGGCCAGCGCTGCAGCTATTCCTGACGGTGCAGACGCAATGGCGCACAGGGCCTAGCGGATTGATTGGCTTGGACTACAACGCCGTGCGCTGGGTAATGGAGCTGCAGCACGCTAGCGATCCTGCTGCGCTGCTAGATGATCTGCAGGTGATCGAGGCTAGAGTGGTGGAAATAGTGAACGAGAGAAAGGATTGAGCCATGGCCCTTGATATGACCACGGCGCTGACGATCAATGCCAAGGTCACAGGGCAACAGCAGATCGCAGGCTTAAGCAAGGGCCTAACTGGTGTTGGCACTGCTAGTAAGCAAGGCGCAGCCGGTATGGCCGTTATGCGTGGCGCGGCAAGTGGGTTGATGGCTGCATTGGGGCCACTGCTGCCATTGCTTGCTGTTGGTGCGATTGGTAAATTCGCCACCGACAACCTCAACGCTGCAGATGCAATGTCTAAGCTGTCGCAACGTACTGGCGTTGCGGCACCGGAGCTAGACAAGTTCCGCAAGGTGGCGGAGCTTAGCGATACAAGTATTGAAAGCCTTAGCAAAGCATTCCCAACGCTGGCCAAGAATGTCACCGATGCCGCTAATGGCACAGGGCCGGCTGCTGATGCCTTTGCGCAACTTGGCATCAAGCTGACAGATACCTCAGGCAAGGTGCGCGATACCGATGCCGTGATGAAGGACATCATGGACAAGTTCAAAAAGATGGAGGATGGCACTCAGAAGGCTGCACTGGCTAGTGAAATCTTTGGCAAGCGCCTTGGCAGTGAGTTGATTCCATTCCTGAATAGTGGCAGCCAAGCAGTCAATGAGATGAGCACTGCGCTAACGCAAGAGTTTGCTGATAAGGCAGCAGCGTTCAATGACAAGATTGAGAATATGACCGAGAAGCTTGGCAACCTTGGCATTGAGGTTATGACGGCTGTGATGCCGGTGCTTGATCAACTGGTTGATATGCTTGGCGATCTGGTCAACCAGCTTGTGAACGATGAAGGCTTCAAAGCCTTCATCACGGGAATCGTTGACATTGCGCAACGCATTGCTCAAGTGCTGTTGCCAGCGCTAAAAACTGCCGCTGAGGTGCTGCAGCAGATATTTGCCTTCTTTGCCAATCTGCCCCCTGGCCTGCAGGACTTTCTGCTGAACATGGCTGCGCTTGGCGTATCCCTGCAAACCGTTAGCGGTGTGCTTGGCCCGATCATCAGCACCATCACATCAGGATTGATTCCTGCAATCGTGGCGCTTGGCAAGGTGCTACTGGCAACGCTTGTCACACCACCAATCGGATTTGTGACGTTGCTGGTTGCGGCTGGCGTTGCGATCTACACGTTCCGCGATCAGATCGGCGATGCGTTTAAGGCTATCGGCGAATTCTTTGTTGATCTAGCCAAAGAGTTTAACGAGTTTGTCGTCAAGCCCATCACAAATGCCACTAAGGCCGTAGTGCGCGCTATCACTGATGCCTTCAAGGGATTAGCCAATGCGCTGCGCGGTCCGTTTGATGCCATCGGGCGCTTTATCAAGTCGATCTTTAACGGCTACATCGGATTGGTTGAGAAGTTCATCAATGGCGCCATCAGCGGCATTAATAAGCTGGTAGCCGGCGCCAACCGTGCTCTTTCAGCACTCAAGCTGCCCAACATTCCAACGGTCAGCGAGGTTCAGCTGCCGCGTTTTGCTGCTGGTGGCGTGGTGGACAAGCCAACCGTGGCGCTGGTGGGTGAAGGCCGCGAGCGCGAATACATCGTGCCCGAAAGTAAGTTTGCCCGCTCTGCTTTGAACTTCCTGATGGGCAAGCGTGGCGATGCGGTGTTGCGCAATGAAGGCGGCCGCACTGGCCGGGCCGGCGCTAGCCAGGGCAACACCACCATTCAGCTGAACACTGGCCCGGTGCTGCAGCAGGACGGGCAGCGCTATGTGACCATCGAAGATCTGGAGCGGTCGCTGCAATCACTGGCGGCCAACCTGCTTGGCAATAGCCGCTCTTACGCTGGGCGCAGGTATCAGGGGCTGGCCTGATGAGCAACAGAGGTCAAGCCCAGTATTTGCGCATCTACAACGGCGCCACCACTTACGAGCGATTTCAGGGCTACTACGTCAACAGCACTGTGACGTGGGACAGCGCAACCTGGGAATATCAGCCGTTTGTCGTCAACGGCCTAATCGGCGGCACGCCTGGCACTGATGTGGGCATCACAATCGACATCCCGGCCACTGAAACGCTGCTGCAGACCTTCAAGGATGCGCTGAACTTCAACCGGCTCTGCGAGATTAAGCTCTATGAGTTCGACACGCGGTTAAGCAATGCGGCGCCGCAAGCCGGGCAACTGCTGATTGGCACCTATGTGGGCGAGGTGATCAGCATGGGCGGCAGCTTTTCATTGCTCACAGTGCGTCTCGGCTCTACCCTTGCGCCAGTAGGCGCGCAGGTGCCGCCGCGTAAGTTCAACAACCATCTCATCGGCGCACCGATCAGGCTATGAGCAGCACCACCACGATCAACATTCCAGTTGGCGGGCCAATGGTGCTGCTGTCGGAATCTGATGCGCCAGCAACGGAAGCAGCAGCACAGGGCAGCAGCGCCTTAGATAGCCGCCAGCGCGCCTTGGTGATTGGTGAACCTGTGCCGATTGTGTTTGGCAAGCGGGTTACCAAGACCACCTATAAATGGAACCTCGATGTTGCCACTGCTGTGGTTTACGACGTGGGCGGCGTGTTCGTGTCGCCAGGCGCCACAGAAGGCCGTTTCAGCAACGACGGCACAACCAACGAACTAAGCGTCAAGTTGCATCTGGTGCTTAGTCAGGGCGACATGCCGCAGCTGCAGCTGCGTGATGTGTTCCAACGTGCGTGCAGGGTTGGCACTTGGACTCAAACCTATGATCGCCGTGCGGCAACGTGGACGCCTGGCAATTTCATCACGGCAGTGGCCGGCAAAGAGCTGTGGAACTGTCCGATCTTCTGTGGCACGTCGGGTTATTACGACGATTTGACCACGCTGAGCTATGAGAACACGCACGCCGATGGCGACCAGACATGGGACCGGCAGGTGCATTGCTTTGTGCGCGAGGGCATCATCGTTGATCGGTTGATCGAGGGCACCGCAGGCAGCAGCAACAACGTTTGCGATCTGGCGGTTTACCTGATCAAACAATCGAGCAGGTTCCCGGATGATCTGATCGACACGGCCACATTCACCACCGCTGCCAACTTCACTGAGGCGCAGCAGCTCTACTACAACGGCATTTTCAGCGAATCGCGCAATTTGGAAGATTGGCTGCAAGATGTCAGCACCTACTTCCTGCTGCGCGTCAGTGACAAGAATGGCAAGAAAGCCTTTAGGCCGCGTCTGCCGATCACTGGTGCCTATGCGATTGAGACGGGCGTAGTGGCGTCAGAGTTTGGCTTCACTGAAGATCATCTGCTGCCTGATGGTTTTGAGATTGAGTGGATCCCCTTTGCTGATCGCCGGCCCACCATCATGCAAATGCTGTGGCGGCAGCAGCCTGATGACGACATCGGCCTGATCCGCACCAGTGCGGTAAACATTGTCGATGATTTTGTTGACCAGCCAACTGAGCAGCATGATCTAAGTGGGTTCTGCACATCGGAATTGCACGCCGTCAAAGTTGGCGCGTACCTCGCGGCACGGCGTGCGTTCGTCACCCATACGCTGCGCATCCGCGTCAAGCCTGACGCCTACAACACCACACTGGCACTGGGTGACATCGTGCGCGTAAGGTTGCGGCGGGAGACAAACCCAGATGCCGTCACATGGCACGATTACCTATACGAAGTGGAGCGGATCAATAAGACGCTGAGCGGTGCTGTTGAGCTGGATCTCATTCACTTCCCAATCGATAGCAATGGCCGCAGCGTGGTGGCGTTGTATGTGCAGGCTGCATCGGTGAAGGGCTACACCTACGCCACTGGGCGCAGCACCTTCAACTGCGACATTGAAGGCCGCGACACTGATGAAACGCCATTGCCTGATGATGGTGGTGATCCGCCTGGCCTGCCGCCAACTGATACCGACGAAACGCCGGTGGATCCAGATCTGCCAACTTGGCCGCCAACAGTGCCGGATCCTGAATGGCCTGCAGGCACCGCCGACCCGGATGATCCAAACAATCAAGGCGGCCGCGAGGGGCAGCCGACTGGTGGGATTGATAACCCGGCGGATCCGATTGATGCAGATACGCCAGGTGGAACACCTCCTCCGATAAACGGCATTCCATCTGATAGGCCCATAGAAGACGGGGACACATTAACCTTTACGCCGCCATGTTGCCCCTCCGAAGTTACATGGTATCAATACGATTGTGACACAGGAGAGCGCATGGAAGCGGTCTACATAGAAACAACTAGCCCTGACGATAACTGCGAATCACGCTATGAAATGACCGGCGAGGTCATCAATCAATTACTTGATGGCGGCATTAAGTTCTGTTTGCAAGGTTCTTATCGATGCTTAGACCCCGGCGCACCTGGCGGCAAAGGCCCTGAGCAATTCAGCGATCCCGTTGAACTAACTCCTTATCTACCTCCAATTCAATGTCCGGGCGGAAATAGCGCTGGCGGGCAAGGAACTTACACGCAAGCGATTGACGTAGGCGAAGGACTTGGCACATTCAACTTTACTTATCAGGCTTACAGCATTCCAGATCGTTTTGTAATCAGTGGGGCTGCATCTTATGACACAGGAGTAACGAGCGGAGGGGCAACAATAGCCGTACAGAAAACAAGCGCCGACAGGTACATCTTAGTGACTGTATATGCCCCTACATCTGGTACGGCTTGGAATTACTCGGTTGGTTGCACTTATTAACCATGGCCGCCTTCCCCGCACTTACCCCCAGCAGCCGCACCTACACTCCGGCCAGCAGCCCCAATACTGCGCTGCGAGTGTTGACGGGTGATGAGTCCAGCGTGCGCCATAGCAGCAGCAGCGTTGGCCATCGGTTGCGTATGACCTTCCAGCAGATCAGCCGCGCCGACCATTACAGCTTGATCAGCCACTACGCGCTGCATGGCAGGTTTGAGGCGTTTGATCTGCCAGCTGAGCCGCTGGTCGGCTCTGGTCTGACATTCCCCAGCGGCTATCAATGGATCTATGTGAGCCCGCCAGAAACTGAGGAGGTGTGTGATCAGATCATCGTTAGCGTTGAACTGGAGCTGATTCCGCCCTACAGCATCTGACCATGGCTGACTTCCCCACGCTCTACGCCGACCGGATCAGCTACGACATCGGCGCGCTGAACATGAGCGAGGAGGCCACCATCGGCGCGGGGCCAATCCGCTTCCGTCACTCACTGCGCACCACTGGCGGCCGGGTAAGCCTGGCCTACACCAACCTGACGCTGACTGAAATGCAGCAGATCCGCGATCACTGGGTGGGCAGCGATGGCACGCACCGATACTTCGCGGTGCCAACGGCCGTATGGGGTGGCGCGCCAGTTGGCCAGGCTGATTCTGTGTTTCGGTATGACGAGCCACCAGAAGAGGAACAGTTTGGTGTGTTCTTCAACGTCACGGTGACGCTGCGGATGTTGTTCGGCGTCAACCTGCTCTATGTGCTCTATGGCGGCACTGCAACGCTGGCGGCTGTAGCAGCATTCCAATCGTTTGCCTTTACAGGGAATGCTCCATTTATTCTTGATGGAAATGCCGCTGATCCTGAAAGCCCGGCGGCCACACTGATCCTTAAAGGCGGAGGCGCCGACCAGTGACAACACCAACCACCGTCAACGTCCGCCTGCAGTTGCGTGCTGATACTGCTGCGAACTGGACAGCAGCGAACCCGGTCCTGCTGGCAAATGAGGTAGGCCTCGAGACCGACACCAAGAAAGTCAAAGTCGGCGACGGCACTACTGCCTGGAACAGCCTTGCCTATTTCCCCAGCATCGTTAGCGGCGGCACGGTACTGGGCAACCTTGAGATTGGCACAACTGGCACGCTGACCTTTGAGGGCAGC